TGAACATTTCACACTTCAGAGTGTACACATATCCTTTCTGCAATTGATAGAAAGGTTTTTCATGTTCTACAAATTTAATTTCAAAAAGTCTATCTCCCAGAGGAAAATACACTAAATCGCCTTCTTTCGGTCTTGATGATAATTTAGCACCATCTTTCGGTCTCATCAAAGAAGAGATATATAGATCAAATCTCTCTTTAGAAATTGTAAGTGTTATTTCTTGGGTGGATTGAATACCAAACTTTGAAAGAATAGTTGTCTGATCACCATATCCCTCAAAGTTCTCTACATATGCTTCAATAGGGTATGCATCATTGAATTGGGATTCAATAACCTCTCTAATGACAGTCTTTTCCGTGACAAATTTTCTAGGCATATAATGAACTTCAACTCCATACATTCGGAGTTGTTCATTAATTAAATCCTGAATCAGATTTTGTTCTGTTGAAGAACCTTGAAGAAAGAATGGATTTAATGGCATATTATCAACCGATCATATCAAGAGGTGGAAGCTCATAAGTATTGGACATAATTTCCATAATACTCTCTAGATCTTTTTGTGCATCATCATACATTTGTCTACCATTAAGTTCTACTCCACCTGGAAGTTTAACTCCAGTAAATTTCATCATATTCATACCCCATTGTCTCTTGATAAGTGCAGTTAGGTATTTTTTTAAGAATGAGTCATTATAAACTCTTGCAAAATCATTTGGATCCAAAAGTCTCCAACAATCTAGAACAATATATTCGTCTAATGACACATTTCCCCAATCAACATCCAAATACAATCTATCCTGTCTTTGATTGAATCTTACTTGCTTCTCATTATTTAATAAAAAATCAATATCAGAAAGATATGTTTTTGTCATTGCATATGACAACATCTCCATAGAATTGAAGAAGTATATATCATTCAAAAACATTTGATATTTTAAACTAAACATTCCCCCAGATATAGTGCTACTGTCAAATCTAAAAATTTTATTGATTCCTATTACTGAAGGGGGGACTTGAATAAAATTACTAGTTTCTTCGTAAGAAAAAGTAGATGTAATTCCAACAGTAGAAGTTGCTGTAGTAGTTACAATTCCTATTGGATTAGTTCCACCTCTACCTCTTCCCCTATCAATATCATCTTGGGTTATTTTATATTTTAAATATGTTTGAACTACTCCATCAAAATGCCTTTCGTGAAAATACTGAAGAGCATCATCCACAAGATCATCAATTTGCTCATCGGCTACATTGATTTCAAGAACAGGATATCCAAGTTGTCTTTTGCAGTAGTCTACCAACTCCTGCCTAGTGGATGGTTGTGCCATTTACACGCTTACTCCTTATATTGATATTTAGTCTTGTTTTCTTGCCAGATCTAGGAGAAGAGACTTAATTTCATACAAATCATTTTTAATGCCATTCACATCAGTTTCAAGTTTTTCAACTCTCTCTGATTTTGATGCATTTTTCTTTTTTGCTTTCATATACTCTTCATACTCAGCCTTGCTAGTGTTGAGTATGGCTCCAGTGCTGGGATCCCTGACTAAACTCAGGGAATCCTTTACTTTTACATATTCTTTCATAATTACGCAAGAGCAATAACTCTAAGATCTCTAAGTGATGGTGGATATGATTGACTTGTGGAAGTCAATACAAGTTTGATTCTGAAGTGTTTGAAAGTAGGCAGATTATCTCTTGTAAAGGTAAAATCCTGATAAGAGTCGTTATCTGCATTCTGAATCAGTTGAACAAAGGTATCAGATTTTCCGTTGCAATCTTGGAGATTAATGATCTGTCCTCTGTTGTTCAGATTATCGAATCCAGGGAATGGAGCAAAGATAGGATCAAATCCTGCATCATTGCCAATTGCATAAAATGCTCTGATGTCAGTGTATGGGTTTTGATGTGTGGCAGTGATAATCTTGATAGTAGTCGCTGCGTTCTCAAGACCCATCTCCTTAGAAATATATTGGAAAGCAGAAGGATCTCCCTCGATTCCAGATACTCTAGGATCAATTGCAAAATCTTGAATAATATTGTTGACTCTATTAGAAGTCAAAATTGCACTAACTCTCTGTGCGTCAATTACAGGGGACAGACGTGTATCAATTGTTGCCATCTGAATACTCATGTTCAATGCTTTATTTCCTGGGAGATTCGTCAGTAAGTTAGATGAGTTGATATCTGAAGTAACTACCCTTGGAGAAGACAAGTAATTTGGTTTGTTGAGTGAGATTGACTCAAATCCATTATCAAGGAACGGAAGTTCATTTCCACTCAAACTCTTACCAGTTACTGTTCTAAGAGTTGCTGCTATGTTAGTTCCTTCAGGAGTAACATTCTGAACAATAGGGGTAATAATTTCAAATGGCATGTTCTGTGTTGCCTTAATTTTAAATCCACCAGTAGATTTGTTCTCCTTAGTGAAGAGTTTTGGCCATCCAGTTGCAGCAGTTCTATCTGCGCCATTAGTGCTCATATCAATCTTAAGGTTATAATGATCATATCCAATAGAATTATCAACATTAGAATCTGCAAGTTCGTGAGACTTATTAATTCTCCTCAAAGATACACCATTAAGTTCATATCTGTAAACAGGAGTTCCGACTGGATAATTTTTAGACTCATTTCCTCTAGTAATAGATCCGCCAATATTACCACCGGTTGCAGTCGTATAGCCAACAATCTCATCTCCAATCAGAAGATAACCAACATTAGTAGTTCCAACTCCAACGTTCTCAAACTGTTGGAATACTGCTGCATTATCAACAGTAAGTGATCCAGTAGAATCTGCTGTATAAGCAGCAGTCAATTTGGTCGGTTTTGTATCTGGCATAACTCCAGAAATGTTGACCGTATTGCTAGAGTCATACATTCCATGGTTTTTGTGGTTAACCCTAATGTGGAGACCATCATGTGAGGTTTCAACATCAGTTGGTCTAAGATAAGGACCAACACCCATTCCAGCATAGTTTAGAGTAGTTGTAATTCCAGAATTGTTGATAAACTGGAGAGTATTACCAACACCAGTGAGGAAATCACCCTGAACATTGTCAAGAATCAGTTCGCTGCTGCTTCCGATAGACGTTACAGAAAGTCTGACCCCAGATCCAAGATTATTAGTTCCGATAGTTGTAATCCCCAGAACATCGCCAACTTGATATCCAGAACCACCACCAGCAGTATTCGTGATCGTTGCAAATCCAATAGTTCCATTAGCAGTAACCTGAACATTTGCAGATGCATTTCTACCCTGTCCAGTTACTGTTGTTAGTGCAACATCAGTGTAAGTGAATGGGCCAGTATAACCAATACCTGCATTAATAACGTTCATGCTACCAACAACAGTTCCTGCAGTACCAACAAAGTTAGCAATTGCATCAGAACCAATCTGAATGACAGTATTACCAAAACTCAGGTCGGGATCATTGAATGATGATGAAAGGCCAACTCTAATTCTCTTAGACTTCATTTCTAAAGAGTCTTGGAGAAGAGTAGCAACTTGTCCATTACCTTCCTTGAGTTGTGGGTTGTAGAACTCTATAGAACCATTCTCAATAAAGTCTGCTCTGTAGAGAGTAAACTTAAGATCTTCCCATTGACTTGGTTCCCAAGTAGATGCGTTCTGTGACTTAAACAGAGAACCAAGATATGGTTGGTTAGATATAAAAGTATCATTAAGCAAATCATTCTCACCGACTCTTGAGATGTATACACTATACTTGGTCGAATTTGAAGCCACACAGATGGCATAGTCTGTTCCTTGACCTTCAAGATAGACAGGTGCTTTGAATTCAAAGGTAGTAGCAACTGATCCATCAGCAGAGAGATTAATCTGATCGGGATCTAGAGTTACTTCAGAGAAGGGAAGAATCTTCTGAGTAGGTAAACCATTGTTCATGGTTCTGAGTTGCAGAGTCACAGGAACATCTGCGTCATCTTTAGATCTGAAGAAAATATCGCACTTAGTCAGATAGACTCCAGTATCATCATCAACCAAGAAAGATTGCGCCAGAGGGTCGTACCAGTAGTTAACTACTTGAGTGACACTGCGCTGACTGACAACTCTACTTGATACTAATTGTGTACCAGTTGTTCTTGCAACTGCCTGCTCTGCAAATTCAAGTTTGTTCTGAATTCTAGCATTTCTGACAGAAACAATGTTTTCCTGAACAGACTCAATAGTTCCACTTGAAATGTAACCCTCTTCTGCAATGGTAGTTGCAGTTTCTTGATTATTTGTGCTGCTGTTTACAAACGTAAGAATTCTTGTTCCAGCTTCAAATCTTGGATTTGTAGTTACATTTGGATCAGGAATAAAGAAACTTCCTTGGAGATGTGATCCAATATCAGAGATCAGTTTAATGTCAGTAATCGTTGCCTGAGCACCACTAGTCTTACCAACCAGAGTCATATTTCTTTCAGCATAACCGAAGAAATCGCCCTGAGGTTGATTTGCCAGAGAGAAAGTATCTATGTTCAGGACAGTCGAAGTGGAAGAGTAAGTCTCTGCCATTGGTTGGTTGTCATATGGATTCTGACGATAAACTCTATCAGGAGAATCATATGGACCTTCTTTATGGTTTACCTGAGCAACTCTGAAGGTGATTCTTGCAGAGTTGGCGTTAACTGGACCAGTTCCTGCGTTGATTACACTACCAACAACAGTTTCTCCAACTTCAAAGGTTCCTGAAGTCATTGAAATCTCAAGTAACTTAGGAGTACAGAACTTGGTTACGTTAGCGTTGTCAAAGAATGCATACAATTTCGTAAGAGGTTTGAGTTTCTTCGCTTCAAATTTAATATTTCTAGATCTCATATAAGGAACGACATTCCTACTTACAACTCTATCTCCAACAGAAGTTCTATCAAATTGTTCTGTAACAATAGTTCTATTGCCAGTTCTGGATATGACTCCAGTGTCTCTTACCTCTCTAAAGGTATCTTCAACAACATCAGCATTAACTTGTCTTGTCCAAGACCTAAATCTGGAACTACCACCAGGGCCTTGTATATTAACACTTCTTGCTGGGTTGTTTGTTCTGGTTCTTGTAGTCTCAACTACGTCTCTACCAGTCCAGTTAGTTTCCCAAGCATTCCAGATAGTTGGAGCAAATCCAGTCTGAGGATCGATACCCTGCTCTTCAACTGCCTTTGCCATAACGTTTTCGTAGTCACCCTCAACGTCAATAATCTTCGCTTCGAGTCTTACCGTATCAACCCAAGTATCAGTCGCTGGAGTCAGTTCAAGAGATCCTTGCCAAAAACTTGCGAGGAAAGGAGTTACACTTTCAACTCTAGTAGCAAAACTTTGCCTCAACCACTCAACTTCAGCATAATCAAGAGTGATAATATCGTTAGACTTTCTAATGTTGACGCCTTCGGGTTGTGCAGTCAAAAGGTCAGCAGAAGCATCTACATTAACAACTGGACCTTGAATCAGGTCAATAGCATTTGTATAGTGCTGAGGTCTCAGAACTTTGAATTCTGGATCTAGACTATTTCTAAATGAAACTGATTCTTCTTGAGTATTCAGAGAAGTGAAGTTATCTACAAAAAATCCAGACTTGAATCTATTGAGACCATCTCCATCAGGAATGAAGAAGTTTGCAGTATTAGTCTCAAGCAAAGACAATGCCGTATAATATTCAAGACTTCTTATTCTATTCTCAAGATTTTTGATATCGACCATGCGATATCTCTTATGCTGCAAGAAGTCCAATTTAATCTGAGACATATCATATAGATATGGTGGCAAAGTTACGGTTGCAACTTCAATGGCATCGTCAACAGCAAGAGGTCTTTCTAGTTTTTCTGAAGCAACTCCATATTGAACTTGGAACTTACCATCTTGGTTCAGGAAGATTCTATCGATTCTTGGAAGATAGTATGAGAATGATATATCGAAAGAATCATCTGAAGAAAGGATGCTGGTAGAATTGCCTGTCCCGTTGAATGATCTTCCATAGAATTCAAATGGAGATCTTGCACCCTCAGTTACAGTGTAATCGCTGGTTTTTGGTCTGATATCAATAATATCCGTATTTCTATGGCCATCGATCGCTCTGATATCTTTTACATAGTCAAAATCGCTATAAGAATTTGTGGTAACGATATCGCCATCATCTGCTGCATCAAAGAAACCATTAGTAAAGTATACTTTAAGTTGTCTAGTTGGAGCAACAATACCTTCTTTTCTTACAAGAGAAGAACCACCATAGAAAGATCCTCTTTGACCAGTGCTAAACTTATAATCTTTAGATACATTAAAACTTGGTTCGGTCACAACAGAAACAGTTCCGTCAATGACAGTCTCGTCAAATCTAATCGTTTCTCCTTCAATCAGCGCATTAGTATTCTTGGGAATATAAGAAATTTTGGTATCAGTTAGTTTCTCTGCAACTACACCTACAGCACCACTAGTCAATCCTTCAAATCTTTCTCCAATCAAAAGATCCCCAGTCTTTCCTTCAGGGCCAGAAAGAGAAGCAATAATTGCGGTTGGTGCAGATGCTTGTGTAGTATCAGCAGACTCATAGATTGCTTGAATATTAATAACGTCACTGACGTTCAGAGAAAGTCTTTCATCCTGGACTCTAGTTCCGAATGCATATTCTCCATAAGTCAGACCATCATTCAGAGTAGTATTTCCAGTTCCAGATGCTGATAGTTTGGACTTATCGATTATTACAGAGTTGACTCTATTCTTTTTCTTCTTCTTCGCAACAGGCTTGAGTTTCTTGATAGTATAGATTAACTGAGCACCAGTATCATTCGTTCCAAGATTATAAATCTGAAGTTCTTTTGCGCCATTTGCAAACGCTAACTTGTCAGAAGTCAATGCTTCTGTTGATCCGTCAGATCTAATAAGAGAATATCTCTCCTCATCAAATGGTAAGAAAGATTCGTTGGTTCCTGCATTGACAACTACACTTAATTTGTTGTCAGAAATATTTACAGTCTCATACTTTCTAAGAGTAATGAAGGAGTCGTTAAGAGATACTGACTCAACATTTTCTTTTGGAAGTGAAGTATATAAAGTACTATCACTAGAAGCAGACAATTTAGTTCTCAAGACCTTAAAGTCGGTAACTTCAATTCTAGTTCCAGTTGTTGGAAGTCTTCCTTCGCAAACACCAGTTACAGTTGTGACACCTGAAATTACAATATTTGCATCTGCAACTGATTGGACAGTGGCAAAGACTGGATCTGTAAAACTTTGTGCTGTGTCTGTGGTGGTGTAACTAACCAGATCACCAACACTGACCAAACCAGGGAACTGTGGATTTGCTGAGATTACAGTACTATTACCGCTAGCGTTTACAGCAGTGATAGTAGCAATACCAATTATTCCTTGAGTAGAAGGAATAACATCTGCAGCAAAAGTGGTCCCTACACCAACTTTACCATATACTGATTGAATATCAGAAATACCGAATGCGGTGATTGCCGTAGCAACTCTTCCATTATCAAGACCATCAAATTCAAATCCTTCAAATTTTATAAATTCTCCAGAGGTTTCATACAGTTCGATAACATTAGTATTGGTAATACTATTTTTCAGAAAACCAGTTGCTCCACTATTCGTTCCTTTGACGAACGTTGGAGTCGTCAAAGTAGTGTTCTCGTTCAGAGTAATTTTAGTAATAGTCTGAATGTCAAATAGAGAAACGTTCCACTCGTTCAGATTGCCATTTGAAGTATTATATGAACCAGATTCCAGTCTGAAGTCATAGACTCTTGCAACACCAATCTCATCACCAGCTGGTTCTGTTTGTGCAGCACCAACTGCACCATTAACAGATCCGACTCTTTCATCTCTTAAGCTCAGAATATAGGTATTACCAGAACCGACTAATGGTGCCCCATATACTCTGTTAAGATTTAAAGTTGAACCAGTGTTGTAGAAGATTGAACGGTTTTTAATTTCTTGAGTGGTTCTTGGTTTTGGGGAATCAAGTAAAGTCGTTCCTACAGTCTCAATCTCATATCCCTTGACATATGCCTTACCAGGAGAAATCTCATACAATGCAAGATCATCAGATGGAACCGATCCACCTGGAGTAACTTGATTTGCTTCTAAGAGACCTCTATTACCTTCTCGATTATTTAATGATTCTTTAGGAGTAATATCAAATGGTTTTACATAGTAGTTGCCAGACTCATCATAAGTTCTTCTGGCAAGTTCGCTATTGATTACAGAATATTGTGAAGTGGTTCTGTTGGATCTTAGAATACCATTTTCTACAACAGCAAGTTCTACAAAGTTTTCATCATTGAAGTCTGTCAGAGACTTCTTGAAGAGAAAGACAGAAACTAGAAGTCTATCTGCACCGGGAGCAGCATAGTTATTAAATCCCTGAGAATTGTCAGTCAGGGTCTCATCCTGGTCAGGAGTGATGATTTGTTCATCAATATACAGACCAATTCTATATGAAGGGTTGTTAGTATATTGATCCAGAATCAGAGTTTCGTCTGCAACATTTACAAACTGACCTCTAATAAAATAAACACCATTAGAAATTGAGAATGCAGAACCAGTTGAGGTTGCATCGTTAGCAATAGTCGAAGCAAATGCCTCTCCACTAGCGATAATTTCATTCCCCAATAGGCCGCTGACGATATTTCCTTCGGCTGAAAGAATTTCCCCGTTAGAAAATACTTGAGTCTCATTATTCTGGGTGTTTGACCCCAAATAGTTCAAATAGAGAGTAGGATTTCCTCTCTCTGAATCTAAAGATCCAATATAACTTTGAACAACAGCAGTAACTCCAGAAGTTCTTCCAGTAATCTTAAGACCAATTAACTGATCAATATATGCATCGACTGGGACGCCTTGATGCGTCACGTTTAGTTCTACCGCAAAGTAGTTCCTACTATATGCAGTGTTGCCAGGAATTACTTTTGCACCTTCCTTAAAAAAGTGCTGCCCAAATCTTTCAATCTGATTCTGAAGAATCGATTGAAGAGTAGTTAGTTCTCTTGCCTGAACAGGATATCCAGGTTTGAACAACACCCTGTGATAGTTGTCCGTAGGATCAAAGTCATCATAATATGGGGCAACGTTGAGATTGGTAATTTGCGACATAATTCCTTATTAGAATTGTAATATAACCTTGATGTCTTCTTTTTGGTTGGTTGATCTGGTCACAGATGGTCTGTTGTCAACATAGATTATGTTGCCCGAGTATTTTGCAACTTCAGGATTCGCAATACCATTAGTAAATGATTGACCAAGGTAGAATGTTCTATTATTTATTACGGTTGATACACCCGTAAAAGTGCTGTCGATAGACAGTCCTTCAGCAACTGATCCACCAGCAATTGTTAATGAACCAGTGCCACTAGGTGATGCAGTGAAATCTGCCTGATCAAATCCATACTGTGGATTTGTAATCGCTACTCCAACAGTATTAAAACCAGACTGTGACTGATCTTGCCATACTTTCAGAACTCCAGTAGACTGATCGTAACTAACAACTCTAGCAACAGCAGTGATACCAGTACCTACAGTTTGTGTAATAAAGGAATCTGCGTCATAAGTTGCACTACTATAACCAATCCCAGTCAATCTAAGTGCAGTCACGGCACTTGCTTTATCCAAAGAAAGTGGTGTATTGGTTCCAAAAGTATTTGGTTTCTGTACGATACCAACTCTTGCGATTTGATTTCCAGTAATAAAGTCTGGATTTTGAATGTCATTCTCAAATCTAGAATACATGAGAACATTCTTTGCTCCTAGTTCTCTATAGATATCCGCACCATGACCACCCTGTGGAGAGATAATAACATTAAGAACTGGTCTTGTAGTTCCAACTGGAACTCCACCAGCAACTAAATCAATGTTTCCCCAGGTATATCCAGATCCTTGAGCAGAAACCACGACTGATTCTACCTGAGAATCTGCATTCATCGTAATTGTACATTCTGCACCCGTTCCATTGCCCTTAATGGGAACATTGGTGTAAACCGCATTTGCAGTTCCCAGTAAAACACCCCTATTATTGATAACTACAACCTTAATTGATCCGTCTACTGCATTGTCACGAACAGGAGCATTAGTAGTTGAATTGGCCCAATCTTCAGGAACAGGAATGTAGTTGGTAGAGTCAAACTTGACAATATCTCCAGGAGCAATAGTGTAGAGGTACTTCCAAATGTAACCATCGCCACTAGCACCAGCCGCTCTTGGTTCCAGATCAACAAAAGTTGGTTCATCCAGAGATGGTGCTCCGTTTGGAGTTTCTGGAGTCGTTCCATTCTCAAGACAGATATAAACTCTGTAGTCGCTATTCATTACATAGTAAGACGCACCATAGAGAGTCGTTGCACCAGATACCTTTGCGGTATTTGAAGTGCTATAATCGTGGCGATACATATCAAACGTATTGCCAGATCTCCACTCAATTTTGGGAACCACCAGTCTTGCATCACTAGAAGTAATTTTTTTCAATCCGATCATGGTATCCCAGATCTGATTTTCATTATCAAAGTTATCTACTGGTGCTGGTGGATTATTATCCCAAACAGAAGAAATATCAGTAGCATTAGGCAATCCAATAAAAGAATAATAAGAACTGCCTGACGTACTGATGCCGTCAAGGAAATTTCTTGCATTCAAGATTCTAATTTGATCAGTAATTATTGCGGCCATTTTGCTGGGTTTTTTACTTATTTATTATGGGTTTTATAACTAGAATTTATTTAGTTGTTATAAATCATAGTTTGAAATTTTCAATGGAAGAGTTCTTCTTATAATTGCAGAAGTTTCAATTCCAGTAACTCCATTTGAGATGTAAGAATTGAATGTAGAAGCGGAAGTTCTTCCAGTGGTTTGAATCTTACCAAAACTATAATTACCAAAGTAAGTATTAACGCCAACCGCAGAAAAGTCATAACCGTTGTAACTCAGAACACTAACCGTGACTTTGTTAATCGTGGTTGAACCAACTCCAGGGAGAGTCTTTTGCGTAGTTGCTGCACCAACAACCTCATAAACATTATCAATACAAGTAGTTCCAACACCAACTGCTACTGCTCCACCAGGTTTTAGTGAAGTAACGCCAAGACCAATATTGGAGTTGTTGACAGTGAAGAAGTCTCCAACAGCAAGGCTGCTGACTGTAATCGATGTTCCTACGAGTGTAGCATCCTTGAGTGCTGAATTATTCGGAATGAATAGTTCAAAGACGAGACCAGTTGCAACTCCAACAGTGGTTGTTGTTACTCCAACGATAGTTCCAAAGTCTCCACTGTATGTAATTCCTGCATTAAGTCTTTCTGCAAGAAGTATAGGAGACTCAATAAGAACTACAGGAGGATTAGATTGCGAATATCCAGTCTTGGCAGTTCCAAGAGTGATAGTATCTACAGAACCAGAGGCGATAGTTGCGCTTGCAGTTTGTCTCAGGTTTGTTCCAAGACCAACTGGATTCTCAATAATAACGACAGGTGCTGAAGAATATCCAGATCCTCCATCAGAGATTACTATAGAAGTAATCGTTCCAGCAGATCCAACAACAGCGGTAGCAGATGCTCCTACTCTTTCGTCTTGTGATACCAACATAACGTCCTTCTGGAAGGAAAGTGACGTTCCACTTTCATTATCTTGGTTGAATAGAACTTGAACATTTTCAACATAGATCGTCGTAGATCCAACTCCAACAGTCTGAATGACATTTGTTGTTGGGAATACATTTGCCTTATATTGAGGTCTATCTTTGGCAAGTCTTTCTCCATTAATAATCTTATCCACAGTCTGCTTACACCAGGTGACTGGTCTTTCCATAGTAATATCGTTAGCAAGACCTGGGCCATAATATGGGTTGGTAGTTACCTGATCAGTCGAATCAACGCTGTATACCAACCTTTGATCTTCGTCAAAGTATGTGGATTGATTTTTCAGCGAATCATAGTTAATTTCTAAAGTATCACCTTCTTTAACAGTTTCAAGAATATCAACAGACTTAACGTCAACGGCACCATTTCCTCTGTAAAATAGAATATTTACGATGTCTCCAGGAATCAGAGGTTCTGGGAATATAATCGTGCTTCCTCCGTTAAAGATGTAACCTTCTCCAGGAACTTGAAGAATGTTATTGACGAGAACAATCAAGACATCTTGGATAACAATGCTTGATCCCTTAGAAGCGATAATAGAAGTAATAGTACCATCAATCTTAAGTTGGAAGTCAGTTCTCTGTCCGTCAAACTCACCATCAAAATTATCCATAGTCTGAAGTTGTCCAAGAGACCAACCAGCAAACTTGTCAGAATAAATCTTTTCAATGTTGATAGTAAATCTTTTAAAGTCGCCACCAAGTGTTGAATTTGTAGGAATACCCGTAGGCCCTCCAGTAGGAATAGTCAGATTTTGATTTCTGCCATATCCAAATCCAGTATTGGTGAGTTCAAAGTCAATAATATCAGATCCAAATCCAACGTTGATATCGACTTTTGCTTGAGATCCAATACCACTTGAAGATTCAAAGAGACCATCTGTTTGATAAACTAGAGGAATATTGGTATATGATAATGGATCTTCGATAATAACTTCTGGAAGATCAGAAGTTGTATATCCACTACCAACGTTAGTTACGTGGACCGTTTCTAAAAGATTTCCAGCACTGATCGTAGCAACACCAATATGAGTTATGGTATTAATACCAACAGCACTGCTTGCAACACCAACTCTAACAATACCAACTGAAGGATTAAATACTCTAACCAGAACTGAAGTTCCTGCGGGAATCTCAGAGGCCGATACACTACTAATACCAATCGTTACCGAAGTTGCTCCAATCGAAGTGATTGGAGTTGGTCTACTAAAGAAGGTTCCGACTCCAATAGAAGAAGCAGCTCCAGCATTATATTCAAGATACTTGAATACACTATTCTGGTTATTAAGAGTCATGATCGTGGAACTAGCAGCAACTGTTGTTGCGACACTAGTAAGAATATCATAAGAGGTTGCTGCTCTGTAACCAGAACCAGTGTTACCAATAGAAATGGCAGAGATGGTTCCAGCAGTAGAAACAGTTACCGTACCGCCGGCAGATACCAAAGGTTGATATCCAAATCCTTCAGAAGAACCAACAGAAATAATAACACCACCGATAGGGAGATTGGAGGAATTTATATCATAAGTAATATTCTGCCCATCATTACCAAAGGCCGCAGAAGTAATGCCTGCTTGCTCTGCAAGAGTGAAGTTATGGTTTAGCCCAGGAATTTGAATAATATCATTGATCAAGATGACAGCATTATCATTCTCAAATCCAGTAACATTCGATCCAGAAGACTTCAGTGCAAACGTATCATTAGTCCCGTTAAACTGATCAG